TGACAAACAGTGGCAGCTCAGTAGCCGCAAGATTTGGTACGCAAGTGATGACGTAGACGATGTGCGTAAAGCGTTTACGACCTTTGAGTTCAACTCACATCAAGCAGAGCTATCAGCCATTATCAAGATGGCTGCAGAACTTGCTGATCAGGAAACTGGTGTGCCCATGTTGATGCAAGGAGAAAAGGGCAGTGCACCCGATACCGTAGGCGGAATGCAACTCTTGATGAATAACAGCAATGTTGTACTTCGCCGCTTGGTCAAACAATTCGACGACATGGTCACCAAGCCTCACATCAAGCGTTACTACGACTACAACATGATGTACAACGAGGATGAGGAAATCAAAGGCGACTTCTCTATCGATGCCAGGGGCTCTAGTGCGCTTTTGGTTCGGGACATTCAGAACCAGTCATTCCTCAACTTATTGGCCGCTGGTGCCAATCCAATTTACGGTGTGTATCTAGACACCAAGAAATTATTTGAGAAAGCGCTTCAAGCGCAGCACATCGACCCGGCAGAGGTGTTTAAGTCAGACGAAGAGATCGAGCAGATCAAAGAGCAGCAAAAGCAAGTAGCGCAGCAGGGGCAGCAGCAAGACCCAAGGCTTATGGCGGCGCAGATCAGGGCTCAGTCCACGATGGAGCAAGCCAAGGTGCAGAACCAAAGCGACATGATGGAGCTTCAAACCCGCCAGCAAATCGCGCAGCAACAAGCGCAGATGCGCATGGCAGAGCTGCAGATGACGCGGGAGATCGAGATGCTCAAGCTCTCCAACTCTCAGAACATGACTCTGGAACAGATCAAAGCCAAGCTGGCTGACACGGCCATCAAAGAGCGCGGCAAGAAGGAACTCTTCGCCGCAGAGCAACGACTCAAGCTGGTCGCAGGATCAGGAATATAAGGAAGCATCATGGCCGTAACTGACCAACAAGTTAAGGATTACCTCATCGCCAATCCAGGGCTTAGCGACTATGCAATTGCTCAGAAGATGGATGAATTTGGGGTTAACCCAGCGCAGATGGCCTCGGCAACCGGCTCTAAGCTTGAAGACATTCAAGGTCGCTATACACAGGCTAAAGATATTGGCGGTTACTTTGCAGCACCTGAGAATCAGGGATTAGACGACACCGCATACGCTAGAAAAATAAACGACTCTAAATGGACGGCCGATGATGTCTCTCGTGTAACTGGGGCGGCTTTACCCGATGTAACTTCACGCTTGAATACGGCAACAAAATTTAATACGTTGACTGACTCAAATGCTGCACTAACTACTGGCCTTGAAACTGCGAACAAAAGCTTAACGGGATTGCAAACCCAAACCAAAGGCTATCAAGACCAGATTGGCCTACTCAATACGAAGTACGGCACGCTAAACACAAGTTATTTAGACCTGCAAAAGCAGCTTGCGGCGCTTAAGGCTAAAAGCACATCAACTCCTACAACTCCTGGTCTCACGACTGGCACTGGGGTTGTAACAACAGGAGGTAGCAATACCACCCCCATTAATACTGGAGCATCTTCAACGGGCATGGTGTACGGCCCCGATGGCACAGCATACCCAGGTCCCGCCGCGGCGATAGCGGCCGGTGTTTATAACTACACGATGTTTCCCCCTACGGGCCCCGGTCAACCCAAAGGAGTTGTGGAGAGTGTTTTAAATCCCGACACGACTAAAAAACTCTCTGGTGTAACAGGTAACTATTACGGCGGGGTTAATACAAATCCAGATAACCCCTGGGTCAATCTATATCCAACGAAAGCATAACTATGGCTTCAATTAACGCAACGACAGACAGAGACAGCTTAAACGGAGCGGTCCTTGTGACCTGGGAACTTGCTGATGCGGACACTGGAACTGCTTTTCCTATTCCGTATGCTGCAGATCTCACGGTTCAAGTCTCGGGAGCCTTTGGCAGTGCAACAGCAGTGCTACAAGGCTCTAACGACGGCATCAACTGGGCAACGCTCAACGCTTGGATCGGCACTAACACCTCGTTCACTGCAGCTGGTATTCGTAAAGTAACCGAGAACCCTGGCTACATTCGAGCCGTGACAACAGGTGGCACCAGCTCATTGATTAAAGTTGTGGTGGCCGTTAAAGCGATGTTTGATAAGAAAGCTTACTAATGAGAGAGGCTGGCCAATACGTAGCTCTCTTATTCCTGGCACGTGACATGGCTCACCGTGCGCATTTAAAGACCAAAGGACCTGGCAGCTTTGCGGCGCACATTGCCCTTGGCAGTTTCTATGAGGGCATTGTCGAGCGGGCCGACGCATTTGCTGAAGCCTACCAAGGTCGATACAACGAACTTCTTGAAATACCACTTTTGGAGAATGACTATGCTGGAGAAATTGCAGATGTACTTGAGCAGCAAATGGCTTGGGTTGAAGACAACCGTGAAAAAATATGTAAACGCAATGAAACAGCGCTTCACAACTTGATTGATGAAGCAGTTGCACTGTATCAATCAACGCTTTACAAATTGAGATTTTTAGAATGATGATTGACAAATGAATTTAGTCTCATCAAAATACGACTCACGGGCACTTGTGCCCTTTTTTTATGATTGATTTCGGCTCACCTGCTTGGCACCAAATAAAGAGGTGGACTCAAGAGGAGCTGGAAAAAGCGCGTTTAAAGAACGACGCTGTTTTAGACCAAATTCAAACTGCCGCTCTTCGCGGCGAAATCCGATTACTTAAAAGAATTCTCGACTTGCCTAACCAGGCAACTCGGGGTGTAGCCGCTGAACCGGATGATTAATCCCGTTTAGCTTTGTTAGCCAAACCGCCTAGAGGCGGTTTTTTTATGGGCGTTTGAAAAGTGGAAGAAAACCAAGAAAACATGCAAGAGCTTTGGAACGAGGAAGCAGCGATTCTTCAGGCCGGTGATGCGTCACCCGCAAAAGAAGAGATAGTTATCGCGGAGCAAGCTTCGCCAACCCCCGAACCAGAGCCCGAGAGTGTTGAACCGGAAGACCCTCTTGCTGGGTTGTCAGACACCGTCAGAGCAAAGCTTGCTCAGATTGACGAGCTGGCACTGGCAAACGCTCAATTGCTGCATCACGTTAAAACGACAGAGGGTCGAGTCGCGGCGATGCAACGAGACGCTGAATTGGCCCGCCGGCAAGTTGCCGATGCGCCATCGCAAAAGCAAATCGTTACAGCAACGGCCAACCCTGAGAAATGGGATCAGCTCAAGGAAGATTTTCCTGAGTGGGCAGGGGCCATGGAAGAGTACGTCACCGCCAAGATGGCTGGAGTCACGCAGCAGCAAAACCTAACGCCTGAACAGGTGGCTGGGTATGTGCAGCAGCAAGTCTCTGAAACCAGACAGGAGATGACGCGAGAGTTTGAGAAAGCCCGCATTGAGGGTAAGCACGAGGACTGGGAGACGACGGTCAACACGCCTGAGTTTGTCAACTGGTTCTCTGTGCAAACGCCCGAGACCCGCGCTTTAGCTGGCTCAGCTTCGGCCAAGGATGCAATTCGCATGTTGGACATGTTCCAAAGCGCAAAAGCAAAGCCTGTATCAGAAATCAAGCAAGAACGCGGAGCACGCCTAGCGGCTGCCGCAGTAACTCGACCCGGACAAGTGACCCCTCCCAAGACATTGGACGACCTCTCGCCGGAAGAGCTCTGGAACTACGAAGCCACAAAGCGCGAAAAAACCAAAGCGCAGCGTGGTTATTGAAATCTCAACATTTAAGGAACTACTACCATGTCCATTCAAAACTATGGCACCAGTGCATCGCGAAATCTAATTCGTGCGGCACAGGGCATGCTTGAGCACGCCCAACCTATCACCGTCCTCGGTGACTTTGGTACACAACGCGAAATGCCGCAAAACTCGACAGACACCCTGGTGTTCCGTCGCACTTTGCCTTTTGGCGCTTCCACCTCTGGCACAACGATTGAGAACACCTCTCGATATGTTGGTACGCCTGATATCACAGCGAGTAACTTTGTTTTGGCCGAGGGCGTAACGCCCAACTCCAATACGATCTCGTTCCAAGACGTTTCTGTTCAGTTACAACAATACGGCGTGCTTTTTAAGTACTCCAGCAAGGTTGAGCAACTGTACGAAGACGACATTCCTGGCGAAATGGTCAAGCTCACGGGCGAGACCCTTGCTGAGGTGATGGAGATGGTTCGCTACGGCGTCTTGAAGGCTGGCTCTACAGTGATCTACGCTAACGGCTCGAGCCGAGCAGCAGTGAACACGCCTGTCAGTTTAAACGCTTTGCGTAAATC